AGGAGACGCTATGGCATTTCAAAATGCAATGCCGGGTCTACACGAGTACTTAAATCCTTTTAGTTTCGCAACTATATCACATTGCAAAATGCAATGCATTTAATTGTTGACCGAAGCGGGCGGCTATTGTAATCTTATATATAAGGAGACCGAGTATATGAAGTACGTAATGATGATTGTTTTAATGCAAGTATTGTCCCAAACCGCCTTTGCTAGTGATGATTGGATGTGTACCAGCCAATCGTCAGAACGCCGAGGCAACGCTATCTTAGCTTGTGGCATTGACACTGCCAGGGATGAGACAGCAGCTCGTGCAGGTGCTTTTAAGGCAGCTATAGAGGAGTTCCACAGAGTGTGCGACAACTCTGAGGACTGTAAGGACCATGAGTTCCAGGTCATGCCAGAGAGGACTGAGTGCGAGGCTAGTGGGTCTGGTGAAAGGTGTGTTCGACTCCTCACGGTGTATATAGGCCACAACTTCACACCTAAGCATAGAGCTAGGGTCTTGGTAGCAGAAGCTAAGGCTGAGGCCAAACGACAGGTAGCCGAGTTAAAACTTAAGATTGGCATGAAAAAATCGAAGGTATTGGCTCTGTTTGGGAGGCCTTATTCGGTAGATCACCTCCCAGAACTTACCTTCGTATATGACAATATTTGTCAGGCCAGGAATATGTGCAGCGTAGAGTTTGAGGGAGATAGGGTAAGTTACCTAAGTCATGTAGACCCCACGTACCTAGACCTTTAGTTGACACAAAATAGAAACTGTGGTAAGTTGAGGCAGGTAAGGTTTAATCGCCCTACCTGCCTTTTTTAATAGGAGATGTTATGAGAGAAGAGTATGATTACTGTGAAATACATTCGCTATATTATAATATTGAGTGTAACGAGTGCAGAGAGTTGATTGTCGAAGTCCTCAACTTCTATGCCAATCAGCTCCTAGATTACAACGAAGTTGTCTCTCACGAGCTGTTAGCCGATAAAGGTCAAAAAGCTAGAGATCTTCTTGCTCTATTAGCCGAGAAATCCAAGTCGTAGTGTGATAGCCGTCTAATATTTTACTGTCCGTAACTTTGAAACCCTGGATCTCATGTCCAGGGTTTTTTCGTTTTGTCATCTCCTCAGCATCCTCCCTGCTAAATTTGTCGTGAGAACACACCTGCCAATAATAAGTTTTTTCATTCATGCACATCTATTAGTCGCCTGCCAAAGTCTTGTACAGTAAAATCATCTCAAACCTGTTAAAATTAACTCTTGACCTGGTATGAGATTTGTAATAGATAATGTCGTAGATAACAACTAAAAGGAGTTAATTATGACACAAAAAGATATGGTAGCGTTTTTGAAAAAAGAGAGTTTGACCAACGACTGCCTGAGATCGGTTCTGGTGGTATTTTGTACTAGGGTCAGACCAAGAAGGACACTGACGGTGAAAGGACTCTCCTACAAGATGTCGAATGAAGGATTTTCTTACAGTCAAAAAGAATACGAATCAGTTATAGGGGCATTGGCATACGCCGGTTTTGGTCAACCAGACCTTGTCGGAACTAAAGTTGTAGGGTTGAGAGACATCAAAATGACTTTCCAGTCCTTGGGAGACGTGGTCTACAATAACGGCAGTAAACTAAGAGATTTCAAGTCCCGCAACAAGTTCAATAAAGTTTCAGACTTCCTATCAACTGAATCTGAGGAGATTGTCTTAAACAGGACCGACTACACTGAGTTCGTAGAAGTTGGTAAACCAAAACCCTCCACCGGGTTGAGAATAGAATCTAAATCATTTGAGATGAGTCTCGAATTAATGATAAACGGGAAACCCGTAAGGGTCCAGGTGCCTAACAACCTAACTTCAGACGAGGTTTCCGAGTTAGTGACAAGACTTAAGACCGGCTCTTGACACTGTGAGTTTTTATTAATACACTTTGAAGTATGAATATGGATATTCGTACAAAAATGAACAGGACGTCCCAAACCCTTTATCTAAGAAATGCCAACTACAAAGTCTACAGTCATTCTAAGATGTGTAGGGCTTGTAGATATGGCTTATCTTGCGATAAGCTTGATGCGCTGCAAAATGAGCTTGACAGGGTTCTTAAGTCAGTAGATTTTTCTAAAAAGCAGGCAGCATGATAGTCAATGCTAACGACTACCGCGTTAACATGAAATCCATAGAGTTAATGTTTAAGGCTAAGAAGGATGATATCGAACGCCGCGAGTTTATCGGCAGTGTTGCTGTGGCGACTGGCGTGCCTATCATAGTAGTGGCCCAATACCTAGGTGAGATCTATGGATTTACGCCTCAGCTCGATTCTTTTATGGATCGACTTAAGCACTTCTATAAAATAACGGAACTTAGGGGATGTAACCATATATGATCATCCACCTGACCTGCACCTACTGCAATCATCAATGGGAACGGTACATTCCTAAGAAGTCTGAAATGGGATACCTAAACTGCATTCGTTGCGGTGATAAGCAGCTTAAGATTAAGGACTCTGAGAAGTCTAAAACAGATTACTATGCAGGCGCACCGGAGTTTCCACAGAGTAGAGACACCAAAGAATTGGTAGATTACATGCTGATAGGTTCTATTGACTAGTCGTGCAATTTGCAATATACTTTAAACATAGGAGAGAGAAGACATGAGTAATAATGGCCAAAGACAAAGCGAGTCTGTTACACCAAAAGAAATGTACTCCGTAAAACCGTTTCCGGATAGTGAAAAGTCAGGCTTAGGAGAGGTTATAATAGTAAACAACCTTACAGGAAAAACCCACTCCATTTGGAGAAGCTTCTCGAAAGCCGCTCAAATAGCAAAAGATCTTAATAGACTGACCCCGATTAAACTAGCCTCAAAGTTGTAAAGCAGTAACAAAATAAGTCCAAGGAGGACTTTTAGTATGGAAAAGAAGCCATTATTCATGATTATTCGAGTATTTAGCCAAGAAAGCGACCTAGCTCACAAATTCTTAGTAGTTAATATCCAAGATAAACGTATTCACACAGTTTGGCCAGATATCATTCCCGCGCAAATCACCTGCGACGATCTTAATGCACACTCTACTATAAGGAGAATGAAATGAGATCCTCATTAATTCAAATTATAGTGTACTTCTGCCTACTTGCCACACAATTAGCTAACTTCTTGATTCGTTTCAACTAAACGAGTCTCCTACCGCACTGCCCCTAGACTATATGACACTTTTGAATATGGGTACACTATATTCTCGTAGTCTAGGGGGGCCTTTGATTACGTAAAACCTCACACCTCCCGTAAACACCGGGTTAATTGTTTAAAAGAGGAACATATCATGGCCAATTTTCGTGGCAGATCACAGTTTTCATATAGTTACGCAGCTAAACGAGTAGAGCTTAGCGCTAAAATCTCAATCGGCGCTTCTGGAGCACCTACATTAGTTGCTGGTACCGGACAAGGTATCTCAAGCATTACCCGCACCTCAGCAGGACACTACACAGTGTCTCTTAGCTCTGCATATGGCGCACTTTTAATGGTAAGACACATTATTAACTCTGGGTCATCTGCTCCAGCTGCTCCTAGCTTGTACATCGCTGCTGATAACAGCGCTAGTTTTGCTTCTCCTAGTATCCAACTCGTTACCAATCTAGCTGGAACAGCTACTGACCCAGCTTCAGGCGAGATCATCTTGCTACAGATCGAATTGAACGATAGCGCTTTAAGTTACTAATTCTATTATGGGTTGGTTATTCCTCTCCTAGGCCTCACACCTAGTGATGACCCAACTCTTTTATCGTAGGTAGGGGTAAAGCTTAAACAGTAGATACCCCTACCTTTGGTGGGGATCTAAATGGCTGTTCCAGGTATACCTAACAACTTTACAGTGCAAACTGGTAACTTCCAGAATTATGTCTCAGCAGACTTAACTTCAGGAGCCTTATCCTATTCAATTCAGAGAAGCATAGACGGCATTAACTTTACCGTAGTAGCCACACCCGCAACACCTAGTTATTTAGACACTGCCGTTACGGTAGGAACCCAATACTACTACCAGATGGCAGGAGTCAACGTCTCAGGCACTGGAATTTACAGTACTGCCCTGTCAGTTGTCACTACACCTACCGCAGAGATGTCTTTAGGACAGCTAAGACTTAGCGCACAACAACGTGCAGATAGAGTTGGCTCTAACTTTGTCACTAACGTTGAATGGAATTCCTACATCAACCAATCAATATACGCCCTCTATGACATACTGGTAACCTCCTACGAGGATTACTTTATGGCACCACGTGCAAGGTTTACGACAGACGGCACCACGTTCAGATACCCCCTACCCAACGGTGTCCTAAGCTTTACAGACCAAAACAACGCCCCGTTCATAGCAGCACCATTCTACAAGCTACTCGGTGTAGATCTATCAGTTTATACAAACAATAATTCCTTTGTAACTATAGATAGATACAACTTCATTGATAGAAACAACTACATCTATCCAAACTCTGGCTCTGCAGGCTATGGGGTGTTTAATTCCAGGTACAGGCTCATGGGAAACTCAATCGAGTTTATCCCTACCCCCTCTGCTAACCAAGTCATTCAACTCCTATACATACCTAGACTTCCTCAGCTTCTGCAAGATACTGATATTACAACCATTGGATACTCAGGATGGCTTGAGTACGTGATTCTCAGAGCTGCAATCTTAGCTCTCACTAAAGAAGAGTCGGATATATCCGTTTTAGCATTACAGCTCCAAGATGTGCAAGCACGCATTCAATCCTCAGCAGTGAATAAAGACGTAGGGCAGCCTGACACCATTAGCAACACCCGAGGTACGAGTAGTTTCGGCTCAGGTGGTGGATGGAACGGCTCTATAGGTGGATTTTAATGGCTCTGCCAATATTCCAAGATCCTAATACCAATCTCATGCTTCTCCAGACCAAGTGGACTGCGCAGCTCAACCCTGTGCTTGCAAATCCGACCACTAACATGTCTATTTTGAAAAACATAACAATAACAACAGGTACCAACGTAATTAACCACAAGTTAGGGCAGACTCAACAGGGGTGGTTTATAACGGACGTTACGGCGGCTATCAGTCTGTATCGTTCTGCCCCATTCAATAACCTAACTCTAACTTTGGTGAGCAGCGGACCTGCTACCATATCACTGGCGGTTTTCTAAATGTCATATACTACTAGCCCTAACATGGCACTCATCATACCCGGTGTTGGCACTGAGCCGGGACCCGAATACGCCCAAGATGTTAACAATTCATTAACTATTATAGATGCACACAGCCATGTGGCAGGCTCGGGCGTATTGATTACACCCGCCGCCATCAACATTAACAGTAACCTACCAATGAATGACAACAGCCTAACTGGGGCTGCATCTATCGGCTACACTGTTCAGACTTCGACACCTCCTAACTTGAATCAATATGCATTCGGTGTGGATCTTTACTTTGTAGATGGTAACGGAAACGTAATTCAGATCACTAAGGGAGGGGCTATCAACGCTACCACCTCAGGGATCTCAAGTGGGACAGCCTCTGCCTCCTTCATCGGCGGTGTCTTAGTTGTAGACTCAGCAGCACTCACCCCTGCCAACATACAGGCTGGATCTATCCTATTAGGCAACAATGTAGCTAACTCCAATTTCTTAACCTTACAACCACCAAATGCGATGGCAGCTAGCTATTCGTTAACACTGCCGGTTATCCCAGCTCAAACTAATGTAATGACTTTAGATACGTCAGGTAACATGGGGAGCATCACCTACGACATGGTGGGTCAGAGCATGACGGTTACAGGCGCGGACGCAATTGCAGCTTCAATAGATACCACGGGGGCCAACACCATCTTAGGTAGTGCCACAAATGCCAATATACCAGGAAGTGCAAATAAGTCAGGCACTTTACCTATAGCTGTCGGAACACCAAACACACCAGGTGGAGTAGGCACCTTAATTTTAGCTGCATCATTTAATGCTTCTGGAACTCGATTAAGTGGTAATGGAATGAGCATTGTTTCGTTTTCTGCTGGATCGGCGGTAGTGTCTTTTGACACAGTAATTTTTGGAAGCATTCCCTCAGTAGTTGCTTGTGCTGCATATGGCTCGGGAGCTTTTACGTCAGTTATTTCTGTCTCGACAGGCTCTTGTACTATAGGAACTGGCGGGTCTAATCAAGCTTTCAGCGTAATAGCTGTAGGTGCAAGAACTTAGTTATGACTTTAGTTAAAATTACTTGCAGCTCCAGGGCCTTGAACAATCTTACAGCATGGGTAGCTGGGTCCACCGCTCCAGCCTCCGCCACAGGTTTGGGTAAGGTTATCAGAGGTACATCCACTGCTGTATTGCCAATCCTCTCTAGTAATTATGCATTTGGTAGCGCTCACAGTATGCAGACTAGAGAGACATTGATATCCAGGTACAGCGGCATGTGTGCAACTATCTTGAATCTCGCAAGCACTTTCATTAAAAGTGGTGGTGGGCAAAGTTGCGGCGCCTGGAGCTTGCCCACAACCAACGAAAAACAATATAATAAATATAAAGTGTCTCATAAGTAAAGTATACACTATATGCCATTGCAAAAGCAACCACTGAACATCAACTTCTCTCAAGGCCTCGATCTTAAGACTGACCCTAACCAGGTTAGCCTCGGGAAGTTCTCGTCCTTACAAAACTCAGTATTTGATGTTGGTGGTAGACTCACAAAGCGCAACGGATATGGTTTACTCACAAACCTACCCGATAAAAGTAACACTTTCCTAACAACGTTCAATGGTGACCTCACCGCTATTGGGACAAGCCTTAATGCTTATGAATCAGCTAACAAAGTCTGGGTAGACAAAGGCAACATTCAGCCCATATCTTTATCCACTCTACCTCTCATAAGATCTAACACAAATCAATCTCAAGTAGATACCCAAGTCGCCTCAAACGGTCTCGTATGCACAGTGTATACAGATAACCTACCCTCAGGCATCGCATACAAATATGCTATAGCCGACAGTGTGACAGGTCAGAACATTGTAGCACCCACTCTAATACCCGCTCAGGCTGGCGGAACAGTCACTGGAAGCCCTCGCGTCTTCATTGTAGGGGTATACTTCATCATCGTGTTTACAAACGTAACAGGGGGCACTAGCGCTCTTTGGTACACGGCTATAAGCATGAATAATCCTAGCGGACCTAAGCCAATCGCTGAGATCGTTGCCTCTTACGAGTCCTCCACGACAGTATCTTGGGACGGCGTCGTCTACAGTAACCAGTTATTCATTGCATACCCCACTGCATCTGGTGGTCAATCAATACAACTGAAAACACTAAATAACAACTTAATACTAGGTGCTCCTCACACCGTGTCAGGAGAGAACTGCACGATGATGTCGATGACTGTGGATCAAACCAATCCATCGACCCCAATCATATGGGCGGCATACTACACAGCAAACGCAACTTCAGCCAGGGCATTTGCCTTGACATTCAACATGGCGACTGTTCTGGCCCCAACTGCGATACCATTAAGCGCATTAACAGCTCCTGCTACAACCTATCTCAACATTACCTGCACGGCCCAGAATGCAAAGCTTACCATACTGGCAGAGGCTGATAACTATTATGGGTATAACACTGCAATTCCTACCCACTTCTTAAGCCAAAACACCTTGACTCAGTCTGGTACTGTAGGGACGGCGTCAATCTTAGTAAGATCTGTAGGTCTTGCCTCTAAGGCACTCCTTTACAACGGACAATCCTACACCTTAGTAGCCTACCAATCACCTTATCAGCCCTCCTACTTCTTAATTAATGGCTTAGGTCAAGTGATATCTCGCATTGCATATAGCAACGGTGGAGGATATGACACCAAGGGCCTCCCAAGTATCTCCCTTAACAACGGGACAGCCCAAATTGGTTACCTAATCAAGGACTTAATAGCAGGGACAAACAAGACTCAAGGGCTTCCCACTGCGTCAACTACACCAGTTTACTCACAAACAGGCCTCAACCTGGTGTCATTCAATTTAAATGTAGATATGGTGGACTCAACTGAGATTGGAACTAACCTAAACCTAACCGGTGGTTTCATATCAGGCTACGATGGATATACCATCACTGAGCAAAACTTCTTCTTATGGCCCGACAGTGTTAATACGAGTACAACAGGCACAGATTTTTATCAAGTGACCTATGAGTGGGCGGATAATGCTGGAAACGTGTTTCGTTCGGCCCCCTCAATACCCGTTAGTGCAGGAAGTCCTGGATCTAACCTCATATACGTACCTACACTTCGTCTCACTTATAAAACCGCTAACCCGGTTAAGATAGTAGTGTATCGATGGTCAGCAGCTCAGCAGATTTATTATGCTATTCAATCTCCAGATCAAGTACCGATTTTCAATGACCCTACAGTTGATTACATCACTATCACCGACACAGCGACTGATGCACAGATCTTAGGCAACCCAATCATTTACACCACTGGTGGAGTCATAGAGGACATAGCTCCTCCATCCTCAAGCATCATGACGTTATTCAATAATCGTTTATGGCTGGTAGATGCAGAGGACACCAATCTATTGTGGTTCTCCAAGCAAGTGATTGAGGCAACACCTGTCGAAATGTCTGACTTACTCACTTTATACATCGCACCTACTACAGGCTCACAAGGGTCTACAGGTCCTGTCACTGCACTCGCTCCGATGGATGATAAGCTTATCATCTTTAAGAAGGATGCATTAGGCTACATCAACGGTATTGGTCCAGATAATACTGGCTCTAACTCTTCTTACTCAGACTTTACCTTAATCAATTCAGTTGTAGGATGTACCAATGAGAAATCGATTGTATTCACTCCTCAAGGCCTTATGTTTCAGTCTGATAAGGGCATTTGGCTTGTGGGCCGTGACCTATCAACCCAATATATCGGGTCGCCGGTCGAAGGACTCACTTTAGGCGCCACAGTTCAATCCGCTGAGAACATCCCCACCACCAATCAAGTTAGATTTACACTTGACTCCGGCATCACCCTCATGTACGACTACTTCTACGGACAATGGGGTAGCTTTGTTGGTATTCCCGCCATCTCCAGTACCATTTATAACAACCTCCATACCTACATCAATGCTTTAGGGCAAGTACTTCAAGAAACACCGGGTCAATATCTAGACGGTTCTAACCCTGTTCTTATGTCCTTTACCACTGGCTGGGCTAACTTAGCAGGACTTCAAGGTTTTCAACGTTTGTACGAGATCAATCTACTTGGTGGATATGTAACACCATTTAAGTTGAATGTACAACTGTCTTATGATTACGATTCAGCAGCCTTACAATCCACAATGGTGTCCCCTATCTACCCAGGTCCAGCTTGGGGCGGAGATCAACTCTGGGGCTCCAGCAACGTGTGGGGGGGCGCTAGCAGAACCTTCGAGGCTAGGGTGTTTCCACAAAAGCAGAAATGTGAGTCATTTCAAATATCTATCGCTGAGATCTACGATCCAAGTCTTGGTATTCAAGCTGGAGCAGGTCTCACCCTATCAGGTTTTAACTTAATCGTAGGACAAAAACGTGGATCTCGCACCAACAATTCTGGCAGGTCGTTTGGCTAAGGTTATCAAATTTGATAACGTTGAGCATGGGAGGTATCTTGCCGATTGGTTAAAACTGAGAGGCATGTCAGCTGAAGGCTCGACTAACTTACCTGAGCTGGGTCTAATTTTAATTGACACCGGGTGTCCTGTCGCTGTTGGATTTCTACGTAGGGTAGAGGGTAACTATGCGCTATTGGACAGTTTATGTACAAATCCCGCTGTATTACCAGAGATTAGAGATAAGTCATTAGACTACCTAGTGAAAGAGCTAATCAAACTAGCACGTAGGGAGGGGATCACAGCGATTACAGCTACTTCAGTTGACCCTAATACACTTACCCGATCCCTTAAACACGGGTTTATTGCTCAACCCCATACTACAATCACTTTAGTTGTGTAGACTGTATGACATTTATGACGACTCACGCTTGTTGAGGTAATCTTTTACCGCTAGCGCGTTGCTCACATTTTCTTAGGGAGAATCCATGTCTTTTATCGGCAGCTTATTCAACGACAAACAAGGCGCAGGGTTTCAAGGAACTAGCGCTAACATCACCACTCCCTCCACACAAGCACAAGCAGATCAAACCTATAATCAGTCTCAAGGCTCGTACGCTCAACAGCAACAATTGGCAAGTGCACTGCAGGGTCAAAATGGTTTAGGAAACCAATCCAGTGTGTATAACCAGTTGCAAGGTGTTGCTAACGGGACTGGACCCAACCCAGCACAAGCTATGCTTGCACAATCTACAGGAGCTAACACCGCTAACCAAGCTGCACTTATGGCTGGTCAACGCGGTGCAGGTGCTAACTCTGGACTAATGGCTAGACAGATAGGACAACAGGGTGCAGCAAACCAGCAGAACGCTGTAGGACAAGCTGCCTCGATGCAGGCTAACCAATCCCTCGGCGCACTGGGACAAATGGGCGGCATGGCCAATCAAATGGCTGGACAACAGATTAATCAAACTAATGCTAATCAACAGTCTGCTATGGGAATGAATGGGCAAGTCTTGGGAGGGATCCAAGGACAAAACAGTGCCAACGTTTCCAATCAAGGTAATTTAAACACCACCAATGCGGGTATCGCAGCAGCAAACCAAAAAGCGCAAGCAGGTGTCGCATCCGGCGTTATCAATGCCGCGGGTATGGCGATGTTAGCAAGCGGTGGACAAGTTCAACACTATGATGAGGGTACTCCTCCAGGTGGTGCAGCACCAGTGGCTACAGCCGCCCCTATACAAGCACCTACAATTCGAAAACCAAGTGCTGCAGCAAAATTTTTATCCTCTCAACAACAGGCTGTCAAGGGCGGAGACCCTATGTCAGACGCCGTTACAAACTTTGGATCTGGACTCGGCAACTCCCTTAAGAGATTATTTGGTGGGAAAGATACAGTGACAACGAGTGACTCCTCAGACCCTCAGCAACAACCTCAAGTCCCACAATACAACCCGTATGGAACGCCCAACACTGGTGCTCTAACTGGCAACAACTACGCTCAACCTGCTAATCAAATGTTCGGTGTGAGCAGTGGAGACCAGCTAAGACAGCCCATTATGGAAGCTAAAGGTGGTCAGATCCCTCACATGGCATCAGGCGGTTTGTTTAACTTGACCGGCGATGATAGCTCAGGCGGGTCATCAAGTCCTAACCCAGCTATGCTTGCAGCATTGATGGCTAAGGGCGGTAAAGTCCCCGCCATGGTGTCACCGGGTGAGATCTATCTGAAGCCTGACCAAGCTAAGGCTGTCGCACAAGGCAAGAAGTCCCCAATGTCCGGTGAGAGAATTCCAGGTAAGGCAGCAGTAAAAGGTAATAGCTTGAAGAACGACACAGTACCCAAGACCTTAGACGAAGGTGGTGTAGTTATCCCTAGATCAGTGTTAGAGGGTCCAAATGCCCACAACAATGCATATAAGTTTGTTAACAGTGTCTTAGCTAAGAAGTCTAAATAATATGGCAAATAAATTCTCTTTAGATCTATCGAAGTTTAAAAAAGTTGGATCCGATGCTAAGTCAACAACCCTTAAGCATCCAGAAGGGCATGAGATTAGAATAGCTCATGCAACTCTTGGACCTGAGCTAAAAGCAAAATTACATGCACTGCCACACTTCGATTTAGGTGGTCAGACCTCCAGCATGACTACGGCTAAAAACTCAATTACCAGCGCTTTTGGTGATAAACAACCTGAGCCTACTGCTAAACCCTCCAGCACCGTTAGCGATAACGGCGAGGCGATGCACGCCGCTGCAGTTGCGCGATACAAAGCTTCTCAAGCAGCTGCACAAAAATCAGGTGGAACTCCTGCCGCTAATGATGCCGGAAACGACTATGCTGAAGGCGGTAAAGTCCCGGGCAGAGCTAATTACGCTGATTCAGACGCACCTGTCTCAAAAGACGATGCTCAGCCACAAGCACCGGTAAACATCAACATCGGTGCAGCAGGATCGGCTCAGGCACCAGTGGACCCTAATACAATTGATTACAACAAAGCATATACGGCTCACGGCGATGAAAACGTACAGCCTGCTCAACAAGATCCTCAGCAACAACAGACGCCTCAAGGTCAAGCCCCTGCAGGACCTCAAACCGCCCCCCCACAAGCAGGTACACCTCAACCTCCTCCAGACCCATATGGTTTTGGTGCTGCTGGAGACCAGTATGCCGAGGGATCTAAAGAAAATATCGCTGCACTCAACGCTACTGCCGCCGCCCAGTCCGGGCTTGGTAATGCACAAAGTGCCGCACTCAAGCCTGCTATCAAAGATGCAAACGAGGCGGCGACTAAGTTTGCCAGCGAGTATGATGATGTAAATCATCAAGTCACAGACTTGGAGAAATCACTCAGTGACCCTCGTTCTAACATCAACCCAAACCACTATATGGAGTCAATTGGTGTTGGCGGTAAGATTAGGAACGCATTAGCTCTCTTAGTCAGCGGTATCGGTGCAGGCATGGGTGGACAACCCAACATGGCACAACAATACATCAATGGGCAGATTGATAGGGACATCGACTCACAAAAAGCTAACCTAGGTAAGACAGAGAATCTGCTAGGTGCAAACCTTAAGCATTTAGGTAATGTTAGAGACGCGGCGGACCTATTAAGGGCTCAGCACATGGCTGTAACCTCAATGAGTTTACAGAAAGCGGCAGCAGGGGCCATGGGTCCAGAGGCTAAAGCTAGAGCAGCTGAAGCAGCAGCACAATTTAAGATGCAGTCCATGGGCATGGTGCAGCAGATCGCAGCTCGCAGAGCGTTGGGTAATGGAGGAGACACATCAAACACCATTAATCCATATGCTAAGATTGACGCCATCGTTCCAAAAGACGAGCAAAAAGACACTTATAAGGAGCTACAAGAGGCTGAGGGTATGAATAAGACTAAGAATAATCTTATTGCTGCTTTCGCAAAGGCTAGAGCGCTGAGCACTACCTCACCGGATCATTTAATGCATCCTGTCGAAACCATGAGACAGATAAATGCCTTAATACAGCCAAATATAGCCAGTCTTTCTAAAGATACTGCGGGTAGGTTTACTGAAGCTGATGCTGGGTACTTAAACTCTCTAGCACCTGCGCTCAATGAAACCCCAGAGACGTCTGAACTTAAGATGAAACAACTTGCGGACAAATTTACTCAAAAAGCGAACTTCGATAGACTCGATCGATATGGTATAAATCCCTTCAAGTCAGGTCCCTACGCATCTTCAGGTCAATCTAAGATAGATATGAAGAAAAACAAATAAGGTAGTTTCTCATGGCTGATAACACCGGAAACCCAATAGATGCAGGTGCGGTAGTAGCTCCTACAGCTGACAGTGCGCCTTATATGATGGGCAGTGATCTTGTACAGGCTCAGGCGATGCAAGGAACTAAGCCCCTACCTCCTCCTAGTACAGACGACACGCACACCATTCACATGGTGGACCCTAACGATGGACAAGTAGGACTAATACCCCCCTCTCAAGTAGAGGAGGCTAAATCCTATGGTTACACGGTCCCGTCATCTGAACAGGTGGCAAAGTTTGAGTTAGTTAAGAAGTATGGCGACCAAGGTGGTACGGCAGCCCTAGAGGGCCTAGGACAGGGTTTGTTAGGTCCGGTAGTGCCTGCTATAGAAGAAGGCCTTGGAGTCGATCCTAGGGACATTAGAGGACGAGCTGAGGTACATCCAGGCAAGCACTTTGTTGGGGAGGTCGGTGGACTTCTATTACCTACAGCTTTAACAGGTGGAGCTAACCTAGCCGCTAAGGCTGGACTTACTGGTGCATCGGACGCGTTGTCTGGTGCTGCAGGACTTACTCAAGCTGCATTCCTAGAAAAAGTAGGCACCGGTGTTACAAAGATAGCTCAAGAATACGTCCCTCAGACACTAGCCGGACAGATCGGTACCGCTGCCGCTAAAGCGTCAGTTGAGAACATGCTTTTAGCGGGTAGTGATGAAACATCTAAGATGATTCTGAACGACCCAAACCAGTCAGCTCAGACAGCTGCCGCAACAGTAGGTCTAAGTGGACTTCTCGGCGGTGCGGTAGGCGGTGGGCTTCAATCCTTATCTCCTTTATGGGAGAGGACCGGAGGGAGACTTGCTGCTGACTTCTTTGGTAGAGCAGATGAGCACATTAATAACCCCGATCCAGTAGCCTCTGTAACGGAGGAGGTTAGAAACTTCCACAATGGTATTAAATCAATGGCGGACGAGGTCTATGGACCATCTGGTCTAAAGGCGGCAGATGTCGCTAAGGCACTGCCCACAGAGCTTACCCCCGCTATCACAGAGCAGGGCGAGCAGATCTCTAGAGCATTGTCAGGCAGTATCTCAGACATGATTAAAGATCCTAGTCGATATCCTGCAAGACTTACGTCCAGGCTACAAGGCGATTTAGACGCATTTACGTCTAAGGCTAGCACCGGTAATGTTACAGACGTATTTAACGCAACTCAAGACTTGAAACAATCACTGCAAGGGTATGCAAAGTTTGATAAGTTTGTTAAACCTGTTGACGAGGCCTATGATTTTGTAAACACTGCGAAAAACCTTGCCTATGACTTAAGGTCTAAGCTTGAGGACACGAATGTTTGGGCAGGAGCCGCTACCCGACAACAGGCGATTAACAAAGCATTTACAGAGTACTTACCAGCCCTTAAAGATTTTGAGAAGAGATTTACAACTGACCTCCTCACTGAGAGGGTCGTAGACCCGTCGAAAATTAACATCTACATGAATCAGCTTGGTAAACCGTCTGCTGAGATTAAGCAAGAGATGCTAGGTAACTTCATCGACGCTAGTAAGAAATACCAGAACGTTATCAGAGATACTCATACCAACTTAGGTATTGAGTCTCCAATCGTAGACACGCCCCTGAACGCCACAATGGCTACCTTAGGTAAGCAGACTACAGGAGCTAAACTGTTCGACATTCTATTACAAAAAGGTGTTAAAGAAGGCGGTAGTAAGGGTTTAGGAGCGGGTATTGGTGGTATACTTGGTCATTACGCTGGTCATATGGAAATGGGCTCTATGATTGGGGCCTATTCATTGGGACCATTCTTTAAGACAGTCCTCCCGGCTATAGCAGGGGCGATACTCAAAAATAGAGCAGCGTCTGGAGCCGGTCTCGAGGCAGCAACAAATTATGGACTCACCGTGGCACGCGGAGATGGTCTTCTGACCAAAGCTGCCAAGAATGTATTTAGATTAGGATCTGACGTCATTCCAAGTTCTATGTTTCCTAATGAAGCCTCGAGATCTAAGTTAGATAAGATGCTTAAGCACTTACAAACTAACCCACAACAACTACTATCAGCAGATAATAACGAGAACTTAGGGCATTACTTACCGGACCACGCCTCCAGTGCTAGTCAGACGGCAGGCACTGCGGCACAATACTTAAATAGTTTAAGACCTAATCAAGATCCAAAAAATCCCTTAGATGCCAAACCAGTATTATCCGCTACTACCAAAGCGCAGTATGACAACGCCCTAAACGTTGCACAACAGCCCATGATAGTGTTGGACAAAATCCAAAAAGGAACTTTAAATGTTCAGGATATTAAGACTCTCAGTACTATATATCCAGCACTTTACACTGGTATGAGGCAGAAGTTGCTAAACGAGGTTATGGATGCAACTGAAAAAGGTAAAACCATCCCGTACAAGACAAGGACGGCTTTATCCTTATTTATGGGTCAGCCCCTAGATAGCACCATGACTCCTGCCTCCATACAATCGATTCAATCAGTGCAGTCTGGACAACAAAGCAGTCAGCAACAAGCTCCACAAGGTGCTGGACCTAAGAGATCTACTGCGTCTTTAAGTAAAATGCCCAACATGTACGCTACTCCGAATCAGACTGCTGAGGGTCGTCGGAATAAGCAGAATTAAGCTATCAAGCACGATCCCCATTATCTACATCCTCCACCTTAATATCATATAGTTTTTCAATCTCCTCTAGTTCCTTAATTAGGTGATAGAAAGTAACTCTCATAGCCTCAAACTGAACAGTAGTTTGATGCACGCGACTTTTCAGACTCAAAATAATATCATCTTTCGTTGTCATAAATATCTCCTCAATCAAATAAATAGACTATTCGACATTAGTGTAACCCTAGGCGCTACAACGCTTAATCCACGAGAAGGTCCTAATGGCACGTAAGAACACCCTTAATTACCCTTTATATTCAAGCCCTCAGAGCATGTCAAGTGCGTTTATCAGCCCTGTGACATTCATCCGAAATACGGATAACGTGTCATATCAGATAGATATCACCACGACAAACTCTACAGGCACCTTTGCAGTACAAGTAAGTAATGACTACTCAGTCGGTCCAGACAATACTGTAGTAAATCCAGGCACTTGGCTGACACTAACCCTCAGCGGTATCCCTACAGCTGCCGGCGCTAACGACATCATCGGTATCAGCCTAAACCAGCTGCCTTATGACTCAATCAGATTCACTTATACCCCCACAGTAGCGGGTACGGGCACTTTAACAGCAATTTTAACCTCTAAGCAGATCGGAGGCTGAATATGAGAATTTGCAAAACTTGTAATTTAAACAAAGAGTTATCTGAGTTCTACAAAAACGGCAGTCGTCCTGGAACTAGAACAGAGTGTAAGGTTTGCTATAACCTCAAAGCTATGATTCGACACAACGAGAAGCCTCTGTCTACCGAGAGACGGCGGATAAATGGGGCAAAATTTAGAGCAGACAACCCAACGTACTACCATGGGCAGTATTCTGTCTCAAAAGCAAGAAATCCAGGAAAATTAAAAGAGACTTGGGCTCGTAAAAAAGCCAATAGGCGTAACGCTATGCCTAAGTGGCTTACTGCAGAACAAAGAGAACAAATTAAGCAGATCTACATCACCTGCCCTGAAGGATTTCATGTAGATCATATAGTTCCTATTGCTGGAAAAGATGTTCGAGGCCTCCACGTGCCATGGAATTTGCAACACCTACCCGCCATAGATAATTTAAAGAAGGGTAATAGGTTATAACAATGAGCCAGTCATACACATGGCCTCCAGTCTCAGTAACAGCAACTAACCCTTCAGTCGCTACAAACGGACAATCTCCCTCAGCTACCTCTTCAACCTTGGTAGCCGGACAAAACCCTTTAGGCGCACAAGAGCCGTTACAGACCACCAGTGATGGTAGTCTTCTAACAGCCTCAGATCCAGCCTCCACCACTAACGTCAACTTGACTGAAGTAAGTGGTACAGCCATTACCTTAGGTCAAAAACTCTCAGCCTCCTCCTTACCAGTAGTGCTAGCCTCAGATGAGATAGTACCGATCAGTGCGGCGTCTTTGCCGCTACCAAGCAATGCCGCTCAGGAGACTGGCGGACATCTAGCATCGATGGACACTAAGTTAAGCACCATCAATACTACCCTTGGTGCCCCCTTCCAAGCAGGAGGTTCGATAGGCAACACGAGTTTCGTAGCAAACGCTGGTACAAACTTAAATACTTCAGCTCTTGCTTTAGAAAGCGGCGGGCATTTAGCTTCAATAGATAGCAAGCTTACCTCCCCTTTGGCTGTTACAGGAACATTTTTCCAGACCACACAACCTGTAAGCGGTACAGTCACTGTCATCCAGCCTACTGGCACTAATTTACACGCAGTTATTGACTCGAGTGCCCTGCCCACCGGTGCCTCGACTTCCGCTAACCAAGCCACCGCAAACACTTCTCTAGCATCAATCGTTACAAATACGACAGGACTTGCTACTTCTGCAAATCAAACGACTGAATTATCTAGGTTATCAGGATCCTTAGTTCCAACAGCATATGATGAGATAGACCTTACCTATTCAGGCTCAGACATAGCTACAGCTGTTTATAAACTCGCTGGGACAACAGTTAAAACTTTAACCCTGACCTACACATCCGGCAACTTAACAAGTGTGGTAGCAAGCTAATGGCTATCCAATACGTTCTAAACCCCTTTACAGGTAATTTTGACGCTGTTAACACTGGTGGAGCAGGCTCCTTTACGGCACCTACAGTTCAATCTTTCCTATCAGGGTCCGGCACCTATACAACCCCCACTTCTCCAGCCCCTTTATATCTCAAGGTCACTATGACTGGTGGCGGTGGTGGTGGAGCTGGCGGCGGAGCGTCTGGTACTGGCAGTGCGGGTGGAGATGGAACAGCAAGTTTATTCGGCACTAGTCTGTTAGTCGCTAATCAAGGGCTAGGAGCTCCATCTATGCCCGCCCCAGGCGGCGCCGGGGGAACGGCCTCTTTAGGATCCGCTCTAGGGCTAGCTCTTACCGGTGGTAATGGTGGTGGATCTAGTGCCTCTCAAGGGGGCGTCCCAAGTACCTCGGGTGTGGCAGGAGCTGGCGGAAACAATACTTTCGGAGGTTTAGGGCTTCCGGGAGAGTATGGTGGAGACGGCAGCTCGGGTCTCAACGGATGCGGTGGCGCTGGCGGCGGACTACAAATTGACGTATCTGGGTATGCTGCAGCTGGTGGTGGCGCTGCTGGATATATTAGTGCGATTATACCAAACCCCCTCACAACTTATTCATACACGGTTGGGGTCGGTGGAACTTCCGGCGCTGCAGGTACTCAAGGCGGTAATGGTGGAGCTGGCGGATCTGGAATCATCATAGTCGAGGAATTTTATCAATGAACAAAGTTAATGCAATAGTTTTAAGTGCGGTAGACACATCTAGCCAGAGTGGTAAAGCGATTCAATCGGACCAACTCGTTTCGGCATCCTTCCAAGCAGTATTCGGCGACGTAACTGCTGCTGGAACGGTTCAAGTACAGGCATCAAATGATCTTAACAATGCTGGGTATAACAATAACTCTGTACATGGATCCTCCACTATAACGGTTACGATGAATGCTTTCGGAGTCTGATATGAAGTACTTCGAGGCAGTTGTAGTGTCGTTGCTAGCGGTGTTTGCACCTATACAAACTACTCTTGCCACAGTTTTAGCTTTAGTCGTAGTGGACTTAATCTCAGGCGTTCTTGCCGCACGTAAACGCGGTGAGCCTATCACCAGTGCTCAGTTGAGACGCTCAATCTCTAAATTATTCATCTATGAAGTAGCAATTGGCATGACTTTCTTATCTGAGCACTACTTGATGTCAGACGAAGTCCCAGCACTTAAGATCGTCTCTGGGATGCTTGGTATGGTTGAGCTTAAGAGCGTAATGGAAAATTTAAATGAACTCAGTGGAACTAACATTTTTGACTCCCTGATATCTAAACTTGGATCTAGCAATCAGAAGGATAATTAATTTATGGCGTACAATCTACTACCTGCAGTGCATGTGATCACTTCTGGAGATATGTCGACAAATATCACTAGTCAGGTACTTGAGATCAAAAACCAGGATAATATAGGCATACAATTACATTGGACCGGCAGTCCTGTAGGGACGTTTGATGTTCAAATATCTTCAAACCACTTGGTAGACATATTTGGCAGCGTACAGGTAGTCGGCAACTGGGTTAGTTTACCTCTAAACCCTGCAATCACTGCGACTGGATCCGCAGATGACGCCTATATTGACCTGAATCAAATGTCTGCCCAATACATCAAAGTTGTTTACACAGCATCCAGCGGCACCGGTACTTTAGATGCTTATATCGTAGCAAAGGGAGTCTAAGATGAGCCAATACACCAAGTATCCCGTAGTATCCGGCGGCGGTGGAGGCACAGTGACTACTGTCACCGCCTCTAGTCCACTATCTAGCTCAGGCGGAACAACTCCTAACTTAACAATTCAAGTTGCCTCAGACTCACAACCCGGTGCATTAAGCGCCACAGATCACGCCGCATTTAGTGCCAAACAGCCTGCTGGTAGCTACATCACCTCTTTAACAGGTGGAGTTACAGCCTCTGGACCTGGTGCCTCTGCAGCAACTGTGATTACGAACGCTAATTTGACAGGCCCTATTACCTCAGCGGGCAACGCCACCGCAGTAGCTTCTCAAACAGGTACAGGCTCTACATTCGTTATGGACACAAGTCCTACCCTTGTTACCCCAAACTTAGGGACACCAACTACTTTAGTGGGCACCAATATCAGTGGTACCGCCTCGGGCTTGACGGCAGGCAATGTCACCATCAACGCTAACCTTACCGGAGACATTACGTCAGTAGGGAATGCAACTACACTTACTAACGCCCCTGTTATCGCTAAAGTCTTGACGGGGTATACAAGTGGTGCGGGTACAGTCGCATCCACAGACAGTATTTTAACCGCGATTCAAAAATTAAATGGAAATGCAGCTGGAACTGCTATTACAGCAAAAGTTATCTATGTCTCTCAAGACACAGGTAATGATTCTAACCCAGGCACCTTATACAAACCTCTAAAGACTATACAGGCGGGTATCAATGCCGCTAATGCGATTGCCGCATATTACAATCAGGTCATAGTCAACGTTAGTCCGTCTAGCACAAATACTGGATATAATGAAAATCTTACACTGTCGCAACAGGGTGTGACAGTTCAAGGGTTCTCACCTAGACGAAGTGATTCTGTACTACTTATTGGGACGGTCACTATCAACCTTACGGGTGTGTCTGGTGGAGGTAACTTTGTTGCTGCCTCTAACATCGTATCTCTTAAAAGCATTGTCATATCATCGGGCGCTAGCGCCGGAATTACTTTTGGCGGCACTACATTCCAACGACTAGAAATTAATGATTGTTATGTGAGTAGTGGTAATGCCTCCGCACTGGTGATGACAAACACCGGGACCAGCGCAGGTACGAAATCTACTATCACCTCAAGGGACACTGATTATTTTAACAGCAGTGCAGCTAGCCCTGTAATACTTCAGTCGGCTGGTAACTTATATCTAGCCGGCGCGACCCCCACTGTCCAAAATAACAACGCTGCAACTGCACCATCGTTAACGGTGGATGGGGCCTCAGCTACAGGTGGTACATTCAGCGTTACAAACGGTCAAATCACAGGACAAATTACAGTAAGCGACAACCTCGCCATGGTGTATCTAGCGGCCAGCACAATCAGCTCAGGGTCTGTGGCATGCGTCGTCACTCCATCTAGTGCTAATACCGGATTTGTATCGATTGGAAACGTTGGTTTAAATACCACCGCTACCAACTCAATTACCGGATCTGGTATTGTGGCCCTTCAGAACGTGTCAAAACTGAGCACAGGTGGCGACATCATCAGTACAGTAACTCAGTCTCCCTTCCCATTGTTTCCACAAGGCGCTACAATGATCGGTGCCGGCTCTACTCAAAATGCGCATAGTCTCCTAACAATCAAGAACGGGCATGTAACCTCTCAACAAACTACGGCGCCGACTAGTGCGTTACAGACCGGTGCTGGTAGCACTGCGTCCAGAACACTTACTCGTTGTACGGATACGGCTGGTAATATCAGCATCACCGTTGCGGGTACGGGTATTGCCTCTGGTGCTCAGTTAATTGTCACATTCAATACATCATATGCAACTGCCCCTGTAGTCGTATTGACCCCCACTAATGCCAATGCCGCCTTAGTGGTCGGAGCGTATGTGACTAGTAGTACCACAACTTTTACCATCAATTTTGCAGCTGCCGGAACAACGGCTACCGCCTATACCTTCACTTATCACGTCATTGAAACCTAATAAATGCGTAAGATCAATCAAGTAGGATTAGATTTAGTTAAGCAGTCTGAGGGACTAAGGCTCACCGTGTATAGAGATGTGGCGGGGTTTGCTACTGTGGGTTACGGTCACAAAAGCGATAGAATGCAGGTAGGAAATAAGATTACGGCTGAAGCTGCTGAGCAGTTACTAGAGCAGGATCTCGTAGCAGCTGAATCGGCTGTAATGTCTCAGGTTAAGGTGTTACTTAATGACAACCAATTTAGTGCGTTAGTTGATTTTGTATTCAACTTAGGCGCTGGAAGTCTTGAACACAGTACACTGCTTAAGCTTCTGAATGCCGGGAATTACTCCGATGCAGCTGGTGAGTTTGCTAAATGGGACCACGCTGGCGGTAGTGTAGTAGAGGCTCTAGTTAAACGTAGAGCTGCCGAAGCTGAACTATTCCTTAGTTAAATCGTTCTCTCTGATTTGGCTTCTGATAATCTTATTTCCGCTGAAGGAGCATTTTCCTACCACAACATAAGAAAATTCATCGTACCCGTAACACTCGTCTATACGTCCGACACATCTACCATAGAAATTGGATTGATAGGAAACTCTCTCACCAAAGTGGTATTTTGCGGAAATGGGCGGAGAAGCTCCTACACAACCGGCGGTGACTAAGGTTAGCAATAATAAATATGCAAGCTTCATAAACTCTCCTATTTCAAAAAGTGTAGGCAGGTAGGTCGCTACTCCTACTTATGAGAGACCAGATTTGATGCTGGCCCGATTAAGGTCCGATTCACACAGACTCTCCCCTATGGCTAAGGGCGGGGAACCGTGGCTTGCCACCTCTCATAGCTTTTCCTAAAAGTGCGTGTCTCCAGTGATCTGGTCGAGGCATTCGCCTACAGAACTAGCCAGCCACTGCTTTCCACGCCGCTGCCTAAATATTCAATTTTCAAAAAACGTAGGCCATTTAACTAACCCGACGTATTCGCCAGGTCTCCGAATCGAACGAAGTACTTCGCCGCATTAGCAGACGTTATCAGGGTCTAGATTCTCCCTGCCTACGTTTATAACCCTAACACACTCTGGACCAATTTGTCCAGTCTTTTTTATAAATCTTGACATTTTTCTCCCTCATAATAAGGAAGTTACCGTTCTGCCAGTTCCTATTCAAGTAAGCAACGTTGACGACTACATAGTTTACGCTTACATACCTAATACGTTCAATCTCTATATCCATATCTAAACAACTACAATGTCGCCAATGTCCCGTACCCATATATTTAGTCCAGTACTGATAAAATAACTGCTAACATTACGGCAATACCTGTAGCTGCCGCTACAAACATACCAAAAAACACAAGAAGTGCTCCACCTATTAAGTTATTCATTTTGCACCCATGAGCGTGTACTTAAGCTCGGACTCAAATTGAGCACAAAGTTTCTTTTGGCCAGGAGTTTCAGAGCTTTTACAGGCTGTGTGAATAGCCTCAGACATACTCTGGTGTGACTCACTGTCACCACCTAGGGCTGAAACCTCTAATTCGGGTGACTTAGCTGGCAGATTCTTATGTTCAGTAGTGAGAAACTCTAATACATACTCGTGAGGTACGCTCAGTCCATATGCAAGGTCTCCGCGTCCTGCAAAGATCACAGAGGACACTTGGCCATCGTTGTTATAAACAGCCGATCCTGAGGAGCCTGGTTGTATTGTTGCTGAAACCGGAGTTGTCTCATAGGTCTTAACCATAGGAATACCACCTGCTAGGAGACAGAATAGACTTTTGTCCTTATCATCCAGCTCCTCAGACGTACAAGGTCTAATACGTGTCATTATCGAGACCACCATTTTACCGGTGGTCCATCCTTGGGTTACTATAGTTGACATTAAGTGGGGGTGTCCAGACACGTAGACTTCTTCATAGGTATTAGGGTTCTC